CAGGCACATTTAGTGTCTATGATAGAATTCTCAAGGATTACATCGGGAGTACCTACTAACCATTCGTTAGAATAAATATCTTCGTTTTTATAGGCTTCAATACCACCGTATAAAACTTTAGATGCAAACTTAATAGCTTCATCTTCTAATAAAATACCTTTGGTTAGATACTTGGATTGTAATTCTTCCTTATCCCCAGCATACCATTCTTTAAGATAAGTTATACAAGTTTGCGACAATTCGCCTGGCTTCTTTGACTTGCTCATTAGTTTCCCTAACGATGAAGGTCTTGCTTTAAATAACTTCATTTGGCTTATTTGTTAAAAGTCTTAAAGTCTCTGCATCCATAGAATAGCGTTCTTGAATAGCAGTTAAATTCTTTGCATCTTTTAGGTAACCTGCTCTGCATTTATCAAATAATTCCGTACCTACTTTTAATATTGGCTTAAGTTTTTCTTCTACCATTTTAACTGCATCGTGCATATTCGTTGCATCAGCATCTTTGGTATCATCAATAAGGAATAAACCATTAAGAGCATATTTCCGAGCATAACTGGAACTCGCACCTGTAATTTGGCTCTCTGACATACCTTTTTGTTGCTCTGGTTCTCTTGCATAAGCTGAAACGCTTGAATTTATACCTAATTTAATATCATAAAATGTAGCAGTAGCTTTTATATAAACTCTACCCCCAACCTCTACAATATCATCACTAATAGTAAGCGTACATTCATATTTATCAAGCAATGGTTTTACTGCTTCTAAAATATCTTCGCAATTTCTGTAATTGTAATTACCAAAGTTATTTCTTTGGGTTTTAGGCGACTTTAATTCGCTTTGGATTTTGATTAAATTTTTCATTTGTTTAGTTTTGGTTTTGTTTAAAAATAATTGCTTCTTGTAAAGTAGAAAATCTATATATTTTTTTATTTACTCTTGTTGCATAATTTTTTCTTAATCCTTTTGTTTTATCAATATAAATACCAACAACACCTGTGTCTTTATTAGGTAACCTATCAACATTTGAACAATTTATTTTTTGAGTAGTATCTCTTAAATTTTCAATACGGTTATCAGTTTTTATTCTATTAATATGGTCTATAACTCCAGTTGGAATTTTATTATAATATTTGGCATAAGCTAATCTATGTGATTTATATTGTTTGCCTTTTATTTTTAAAATTAAATAGCCATCCTTATCAAAAGAACCATTTGAATTGCTCCTTAATAAATGTGTGATTTCTCCAGTATTTGGATTATAAGAAATATGTTTACAGGCTTCTAAAAGAGACATAGTTTTCTTGTTTTGGTTTTTAAAGATACTAATTATTTTATTAAATTTAAGTAATTATTTTTAATTATTTGCTTCGATAAATGTAGCTCATAATCGTTTGTAATCCTTTGTATTTCAGCTTCTTTAACTCTATTTATAAGATACATAGCCTGGACTGATTTGCAGTAGTTACCATCTTCTAATGTTTGCCTATAAAGCCTTTTTAACTTATCCAGCTTACTTTCCTTCTGCGGATTATTAATGAATTTGTGTACAGTTATAATGCTCATTTCTCGTTGGTTATTTCGATTGTTTTAATGTAATCACCATTTTCATAATCTATTCCGTTTATTGCTATTTCTTTAGTTTTATATTCAACACCAACCGAAATACCAGTATAATCTTCATATACATTTACCCAAATGCTTTTAGGTTTAAATACTTCAACTAAATTAAATTCTGGACTACAATTATTTTTACCATCTAAATCCCATTTACCTTCCCACCATTCGCTATCACCTTGAATTGCTCCAAATATATTATTTTCAAATATTGCTAATAGTTTAACTTTTAAACCATCTCTTGTAGCATATTTTTTATTTAAGTCTATCATATTATCGTGGTCTACAAATGTTATAAATTGCACTTCCTAAAGAAGATTGACAAGCTAGCACTGGTTGTTTTAACATTGCTAAAATCAATTCCTCGTAATTCTCGTTAATAAACTCTTCTACATCTTGAGTAAAGTAAATAGGATTTTCTGCCTGCTCCATACTTGTAGGGTCTAATTCTATCTTTACTTGACCTCTTGAAATATCGTAGTTTTCTAACACCCAAAAGCGTAGGTCTGCTTGTTTAAACCTATGGTAATAGATAATAAAACCATCTGTATATTCTGTGTAATAGGTGTTTTGATAGTCTATTTCAACTACATTAATATCTTCGATAATTGGATTTTTTAACTTTTTCATTTTTTGCGAGTTATGGTTAAACAATTTTTGGTTAATTCTTTGCAAGAGTAAGTCTTGCCGTTATAAGTTTTGTAATACGATAGTAAGGCTCGGATTCGGTTGCCTTCTCGTTTGTCTACTTGCATAGTCTCCCCTATGCCCAGCGACTTAATTTGTAGTGCTTGTTGTTTTTGGTAAATCATCTAATAGTTGTAAGGCTCGTTTAAATACTTGGATTCTTGCGTACACTTGTCTTGACTGATAAGGGTCTTTTTGTACACTTGGTAGCTGATTAGTTAGCTTGTTAATTGCATCTTTTAAGCCTTGCTCAAATGATGGTTCTTGGTTAAAGTTTAACATAGTTTGTATGCAGTGTAGGATGCTGCACCCCTTTTGGTTTTAGTATCCTCTATTAATAAGTTGAGTTAATCTTTTAGAAAATGATTTTTCTGTATAAAATCTAATCACATCGTCTTTTGCAGTAAAAACGAATTTACCTTGACAAAAAGTTATTGAATAAATACCATCTCTTGAAATTGCATACCATCCAGCATTTTCATTAGAAGTTGAAAAAATACCATTTAAGTTTCTTTCTTTATTAATTTCTTTAGTTGTCATAATTTTAGACCGTTTGGTTTGTTTCGGTATTCAAATATCTTAATTAAGATTTAATTACCAAACATTATTTTACAAAAAGCCATAAATAAATCATAACTCGCTGATAATCAAAGAGAATAATTTTAAAGTTTTTTAAGGATAAGGTAAATTACAACACCAATACCTAATAAATAGAGTAAAGTGTTATTCCCTTTTGGCTTTTCTTCTTGAATAGTGGTTTTATCCACCTTTATAGCCTTGTTTTCTTTCTTATCGATTTTAAGGCTCTGTAAGCGTTTTCTTTCCTTGATGTGCCTCTTTATATGGATTGCCTTGAGTTTGTGCTTGTAATCGCCTCTAATAGCTTCTAAAGGTGTAACCTGATGGTTTACTAATGTATCAAAAATATAAGCTATTTCTTCGGTTGTTTCAATATCGCTTGAATCGGTAGCTAATTCTACCTTTTGAACAATAGTTATAACGGAATCCACTTTTGTAGTTTCTACCAGCTTTTTAGACTTACAAGAAGAAGATAGTAAAATTACTACCAATAGGATTATTACGCTTTTGGACTCCATAGTTTAATTAGTTTCTTTTGTCTTTCTAATCTGCAATCTGCCTTGCATTTTGAGCAATATACTTTAGTACCTGAAGATATGTATTCAGCTTTACAACACTCTGAAATAGTCAAAGGGTTTACCTGCTCTATTTCTTGTATTACTTCTTCCTTTAAGTCTTCGCTTATTTCTTTTGATTTCTTTGCCATAATCTAAACTAACATTAAGTTCCTTTCGCAAATTTAACCAAAATAAAGTAATATTCCTACTTACCGCTTTCATACTCTATATCTCTTTGTAGGCATTCAATAGCTTTCTTTAAGTCCTGGACCAAAGCATCCTTCTTACCTGCTCTTAAAATATACTTAATAGCGTTGCCCTTCATAAAGGATAAATTATAAGCATTTGCAATATCAATTACATCCACAGGAACACCTTTTATTTCTACTTTGTAGTATTTAGGCTTTGTGATAATATCAGCAATTTGATTCCCAGTTAATTCAACAGGTTTGAATTGATGTTTTACGCTGCAATTAGTACAAACTTCTGTACATTCACAATTCTCTAAATGGTTAATTTCTTCGATACTTTTCATTTTGTTTCTCTTTTAGTTTTTCTTTATTGGTTTCGTTTATTAATTCTCTTCTAATAATTTCAATTTCTTTGTATAATTCTTTTAGTCTTTCTACTAACATCTCACTCTTCGTCTTGTTCATAATCTAAAAAATCTAACCTGGTATCTATCATTTTAATTAATCGTGCCTGTGTTAAGGTCTTATAACTTGGGAATAAAAGTAGTGATTTCTCTTCTAATTCAAAAAGAAAATAGACAAAAAACTTTAGTTCTTCTAAAATTTCGCCATCAGTCATATCAAATACTTCTTCTTCTTTATTCTCCATATAAAACACCGTTATAAACACATTTATAATCTATTATAGCGTGAGGTTGTGCAAAGAATAAAACCTTGTCGCCATCTATTTTAAAAGTAACCTCAAGAAAGCCTTGACACCAATCCGCAATCTTACCTGTTGGTAGATATTCTACTGCTTCCATTAACCTTGTACATCCTACTTCAAACCAAGCATTAATATTATGCCTGTTTCTAATGTATCGCATTCCTAATCTGTGTGAGTGTCCAGTACATCCACTTCCCCAATATTCTATAATGTTTTTCTCGCTTGCGTTCTTTGTCAAAGATAGACCGTGAGTAATATCAAAAATATCAAAGTAATTAAACACATCCGTAGGGTCGTAAACCATATCGTTTTCCGCCAGGTGCAGCATCTCTTCAAACTTGGTACTTTCAAAATGTTTATAAAGAATAGCTAACCTTGCAAGTTGACCTTTAGATAATAAAAATGGTTTAGTTACTCGTTCACAGTGGTTGCCAGTGCGAATACGAATTTTAGCATCCGTACTTAATCTTAAAGGCTTTAGAATTTGTTCTTCGGTGTATCTAAACTCTTCAACTTCGTTATATCCTTTTAAGATACCTTCCATAAAAAGTTTATTGGTATGTTTAGAAACAAAAGGTAAGTCTACTATATCTCCGTTGATACAGACTTCATCAAATTTATTGTGTTGTAGGACATTATTAATAACTCGCAAACATTTAAGGTCTGCTAACCAACCGTGAGGGTCAGAAAATACGAATAGTTTATAAGTTCTTTTGTCGGTTAATTTCTTTAACTGATATTGGTTATATTCAGTTTCGGATAGTCTTGGTCTGTACATATTAGTTTTTTTGTCGAAATTACTAATTATTTTAGCAAATGCAATTATCTTTTATTCAAAGGCTTACGATTAATGGTTGTCATATAACCACCTAAAGCAATTAAAGCCGAAAGAAATAGCTTAATGCAAGTATTTATAGACCAAATAAAATTATCCCAGTCAATAGTCACCCAAGCATTTGCAATAGCTACAATCGCTCCAAATACAGTTGAAAGTGTGTTACGCAATTTTAGCATATTCGTTGTATTCAGCTAATCTTCTATTTAATAAACCTT